CGACTGGTGGTTAGATTCTGACGGGTTTCCTCGAAAAGATCGAGATGGGGTGAAGAGGTACTACCTTCCCCTTGGCGGAAAGATGTATTGGGCGGATACAGCAGAAGAATTGATTGCAGAACATTCCAAAAGCTATCCCAACCCAGATGAATGTATCCCAACTTCCGTGGTATTTATTTCCGCTAATATTTACGATAATCCACCGCTGATGGAAGCGCAACCAGAATATATTGGTAACTTGCTTGCGATGGGCAAGATTGAACAGGCAAAATACCTGCATGGATGTTGGGATGCAGAGCTTGAAGGCAGTGGTTACTGGAAGAAAGAATGGTGCGAGATTGTTCCAGTGCCACCACTTAATGTGGTTAAGAAAGTAAGAGCGTGGGATATTAGTGGTTCCCTTCCATCCGACCTAATGCCCGACCCAGACTGGACAGTCGGCACATTAATGTCTAAAGATAAATACGGGATGTATTACGTCGAAGATGTAGTTAGGTTTCGCGCTAGACACGGAGAAGTGTTTCAGAAGATGCTTGAAACTGCAAAAGCCGATGGCGAAGATGTAATGATTGTTGTACCTCAAGACCCCGGAAGTGCTGGCAAGCAATATGCTTCAGTCCTTGTAAGAGATTTAGCTGAACATGGTTTCTATTCTAAATCAAAACATACATCAAAGTCAAAGGTTCAACGCTTTGCCCCGTTCTGTGCTTCATGTGAGAGTGGTAGTGTAAAGCTGGTTGCCGGAGAATGGAACGATGAGTTTATCAACGAGCTAGAGGCATTCGACGGAAGTAGGCGTGTCAAGGATGATATTGTGGACACATGTGGCGATGCACATTCAATGCTAGCCTCTGGTATTTCCATCCCAACATTCACCCCTCCAGATATGTCCGGTGTAAGTCGTTTTGGCTTTGCATAAATGCCCTTCGCATAAACGCCACGGCTTATGAACACATTAACATTTAACAGGAGAACAGCCAATGGCTGAAATGGAAGAAAATGAAGATTTCAGTCAGCTAACTTCTGATGGCTCCCCCATCCCTCGTATGAAAATGAGTGAGGTGGGGTATAGTGGACTGAAGATTAGTAGCGGTATTGTGTACGAAGAGGCTAGGCGTGAACTGCGGTGGCCTGACAGCTTGAAAACGTACAAAGAGATGCGTAAGGACACCACCATCTCTGCCGCCCTAAAAGCCTATGAGTTGATGATTAGCCGCGTTGAATGGGATGTTGAAGCGTGTGATGATGCTACAGACCAACAAAAACTGCGTGCTGAATATATTGAATCTGTCATGCACGACATGGAGGGAAGTTGGTTCCAGTTCATTAAAGAATGCCTAACCTACCTCACCTTTGGTCACTCCGTTATTGAGAAGGTTCCGCGCAGGCGTAGATACGTCAACGGCAGTAAGTACAATGACGGCTTTGTTGGCTTGCGTAAGTTGGCTCCTCGCGCACAAGATACCATTACCAAGTGGGTGTTTAGTGAAGATGGACGAGACTTAATTGGCTTGGAACAGACAGTAACTAACACTGATGGATATGTGCGCTATATTGATAGCGGTACGGCTGTATTCATTCCTCGTGACAGGTTTATGTTGTTCCGTGCTGATGCTACAAAGGATAATCCAGAGGGTACATCGCCACTGAGCAATTGCTACATTGCTTATCGCTTCCGTAAGGAATTGGAAGAGATTGAAGCTGTTGGTTATAGTAAGAACATTAATGGTGTTCCGATTGTCTGGCTGCATCCAAAATATATGGCAGATGATGCCAGTGACGCAGACAAGGCTGTTTATACGTATTACAAGAACATGGTTCGCAACCTTCAAATGAATGAGCAAACAGGTATCGTAATGCCGCTCATGTATGACGAAGGGCGGAACAAGATGTTCGATTTTGAACTGCTTTCTGTCAACAATACAACTGCACAACACATCCAACAAGCTATCCTGAGGTGGGATAACAAGATGTTAACCGCATTATTTGCGGATGTCCTGCGTTAACATATAAGCGCCCTTGCTTGGTGACAAGCATTGCAAACTCGTCTAATTCAGGGAAACTCTGACCGGGTAAAGCCGAAGACAATCCTGAGCTAAATCCGATACACTGTCTCCGAACTTCAGTAGGAGGTAGTTATGAAATACATTGAAAAATCTGATGGATTCTTCGTCAACGAACTTGGCGAGATGTTCAGACACGGTAAGTTGCTGACACCACATTCAGGTGGTGCTGGTGATAAATACTATAAACAAAGAATTTATAATCTTGACGGTAGTGTCTACCGGAAGAATATACACAGATTTGTTGCTGAGGCGTTTATCCCAAACCCAGAAAACTTGCCGCATGTCAATCACAAAAATGGAAACAAAAGAGATAACAGAGTAGAAAACCTTGAATGGTGTACTCCTGCATACAATATTAAACACGCCAGAGAAACCGGCCTGAATAATAACTATCACGAGAACCACCATTCCGCAGTCCTCACAAACAGCCAAGTCCACGACATTTGTAAAAAGATGCAAGACGGTTGGAGAAATTGTGAGATTGCAAAAGAGTTTGGCATAAAGAAACATATCCCTGCGAGTATTCGTGCAGGTATTACTTGGGTTGAAATATCTTCTAAATATGACGTTAATCGTCAACGCGCTAAACGTACAAGTGAAGATACAATCCACTGGATATGCCGACAAATGGAAAACGGGCTTTCAAACTCTGAGATAAAAAAGGCTGCTACAAGTGAAGCAGTTACAGCAAACCTGATATGTGATATTCGTAGCAGGCGGCGCTGGAACATCATCTCGGACAAATACAAATTTTAAGATTGACGGTGTATCGGTAAATGTGAAACGACTAGAGCGAAAGCTCGTAGGGCCAAGTGGCTCGAAACGGCGAGAACCTTAGAAATAAGGTTGTGATATAGTCTCCTCTATATGGAAACATATAGCTGCGGAACATTTTAATGTTTCCCGGCAACAGATTAACGACCTGTTGCGAAGATGTGGTTAGGACAAGATGCTGTTGGTAGCTATAGCCTAGCAGACAGTAAGACAAACATGATGGCCATGGCTATCGAAGCGCGACTCAAAGAAATCCAAGACGTTCTGAATAACGACCTCATTCCTTGGCTCTATAAAATGAACGGATGGCGTGATACTGAACTGCCTAAGTTTGTTTATGGGGATTTGGATGAAACAGACCTAGAAGCATTCAGTAAGGCTATTCAGCGTATTAAAGCTGTTGGTTTGATTGCACCTACTCCGGGCAATGTTAATCATATCGCTGAAGTGTTGGGTTTACCAGACGAAGTTGAAGATGACATGGATCAAGAGGAATTGAATGTCTTGCTTGGTAAGCCAACATCAAGAAGCGGTGATGGGTTGAATACTTCTACTGGCGGGTTAAATGGTACAGCAGAATCTGCTTCCGAAGATGATAACAGCGCCATGAACACCGATAACAAGGGATAAAGGAGAAATACAATAATGGGGAAGTTGTTAAGGTTGACAAGCATCCTATACAACACCCCTCATTTGATGCTTCCGGCATCTCTTGAGCGAGTGTTTACTTATCTGGATGATCGAAACAATCATGCAGAACTTGCTGTGCAGTTGGAGAAGAAACCAAAAGAACGGAACGTACAATACGTCGCTGAAACCCAAGTTGGTGTTTTGAGCGTTAGCGGCCCGCTTACATATATCGAATATGAAGCAATGTGTGGCGAACAGAATAGTTCATATCAACAGATTGTGGATGACTTCGATAAGCTGTGCAGCATGGGCGCTAGAACGATTGTCATGGATGTAGATAGTCCCGGAGGAATGGCTTACGGGATGACGGAAACGGGTCGCTATCTTCGCAAGAAAGCCGATGAGAAAGGCATTCAACTTGTTGCATATGTTGACGGACTGAGTGCCTCTGCTGCGTTTGGTCTGTCCGTCGCTGCACACGAAATCATCGCAAATCCTGATGCTGAATTGGGAAGTGTTGGTGTTGTTGTAAAACTTAGGAATATGAACAAGGCCATGAATAATGCAGGTGTTGAAGACACTTACATCTATGCTGGCGACAGTAAGATTCCTTTCAAAGAGGATGGTAGCTTCAGGGAAGATTTCCTTGCTGACATCCAATATAAAGTCGATGCTCTATATCAACAGTTTACTGAGTATGTTGCGGATATGCGGGGAATCGACGTAGGTGTTGTTAAATCTACTCAAGCAAAAGTTCTACTGGCACAAGATGCCATTGGTATTGGCTTCGCTGATAAGGTGATGACACGAGAAGATTTTAGTAACTATCTAGCTGACCTAGTGGAGAAACCTATGCGATTCTCTTTCAAATCTAAAGGGGAAAATAAAAACATGACTACTGATGTCATTGAACAAGAAGCTGTTGCTTCGCTCAAGGCAGATTTTGAAGCTGCTGTAGCCAAGAATGCTGAACTGGCTGCTGCTCTGACAGCTCAGAATGAAGCGTTTGAAGCTGCTCAAGCTCAAGCCGCTGAATTGCAAAAAGCTGTAGCTGCTGCTCAGGAACAGATTGCTCAAATGCAAGCTGCTGCTGCCAAGGAAGCGTCCGACAAGCGTATGGCTGCTCTGCAAGCTGTCGTTGACCAAGATCAAGCCGCTACGCTGCATGTGTCGCTGGCTGCTCTGGATGACAAGGCGTTTGCTACGGTTGTTGCTTCGCTGCAAACCAAGGCTGTTGATGAAGATAAGGCTTTTGCCGAAAAGGGATTCGCTGGTAGCAATGCTGACCCGGTGGAAGAAGACAAGACTGCGGCCATCATTAAGGCCAAGTATGCTGCTAAGAAGCAGTAATTACAATAACACACAAGGAGAATTAATATGGTCGCTCTTGTAGCTACTGAAACTAAGCGGTTGGGTGATGTACTGAAGTATGAATTTGAACGCGAAATGGGTTTTTGCCGTAAGGCTGTAACTGCATACGAGTCTGGTGCTAAGACCTACACCCCCGGCACTGTTCTGGGCAAGACGCTGGTGAGTGGCTCTGCCGCTGCCGTGGCTGGTGCGGGTAATACTGGTAACGGTACGATGGGTAGCATCACTGTCTCTGCTCATGCAAAGATTGGTCAGTACACCCTGCGTATCACTGTTGCTTCCAGCAACGCTGGTGCTTTTGAACTGCTGAACTCCAGTGGCTCTGTCATCGGTACTGGTAACGTAGCTTCGGCTTTCGTTGGCAATGGTCTGGCTTTCACGCTGGCTGACGGCTCTGCCGACTTTATCGTTGGTGACACCTTCACTATCACCGTGACAGGTACTGAAAAGTACAAGATTCTGGAAAACACTGCTTCGGATGGCTCTGCCGCTTTCGCTGGTATTTATATCGGTGCTTCTAACGGTCTGGGTATTGACACTGCTGTCTCTGCCACCACTGACACCACTGTCCTGATTCTGGAACGTGGCCCGGCTATGGTTGCCAAGGAAGGTTTGACGCTTGGCGCGTCTATCAACACTGCTGCTGAGAAGAATGCTCTGTACGCTCAAATGGCTGCTGTCGGCATCATTGCTGAAGCTCAAATCTAATAACAAGGAGAACTAGAGAATGGCTATTGTAAGGTCGTACACCGACGCTTTTCAGATCATTGACCGCACCCCTGAAATCAACCTGATTCCGAATCAGTGGGGCATTATCACTCAATCGGGTATTTTCCCGTCTACCGAAGGGGTCACCACCCCGGTAGTTAGCATGGAACAAATCACCAAATCCGGCGCTGTCATGGTTGACCGTATTCGTGGTGAGCGTAACAACGTTTCCAAGGACTATGTGCGTAAGCTGTATTCCTTCAACGTCCCCCACTTCCCGCTTGACGATGTGCTGAAGCCGGAAGACATTCAATCTCGTTCTGCCTATGGCACGAATGACCAGCCGGAACAAGAAGCTCTGGCTCTGGCTCGTAAGATTGAGCGTATCCGCATGTCGCACATGCAACTGAAGGAAAAGGCGTTTGCCCAACTGCTGGCTGATGGTACGGTCTATTCTCCGAATGGCACTATCTCTACCAACTTCTACACCGAGTTTGGTATCACCCGTAAGGAAATTGATTTCGTGTTTGGTACTGCCACCACGGACATCATGGGTAAAGTGGAAGAAGGTATTGCCCACATCATCGATAACCTGCTTGCAGGCGGTGAAGTGTCTACTGGCTTTGATGCTTTCTGCTCGCCGGGCTTCTTCAGTAACCTGATTAAGCATGCTAAGGTGCAAGCTGCCTATACCTATTACTCTTCCACGCAAGAGCCGCTGCGTCAGCGTCTGGACTCTTCGTTGCCGATGGGTACTCGTGTGTTTGAATATGGTGGTGTGCGCTTCATCGAATATCGTGGTACTGATTTCGGTGGCACTGCATTTATGACTGCTAACGAAGCCCGTCTGGTGCCTCGTGGCACGATGGATGCTTTCGGTGTGTACGCTTCGCCCGCTGGCACTATGCAGCATGTGAACACCGTTGGTCAAGAAAGCTACCTGTTCACTCACCGTGACCCGATTGATGGCTCTGTCATCATCCGCTCGGAAATGAACCTGCTTGCCGTGGCCCGCAAACCGGCTGTAATCGTGCGTCTGTACTCTTCGACCTAATCATTGGTTGAATAGCTTTAGCCCCTTCGGGGGCTATTGTTCAAATGTATTCAAAGAGTGTATTTGAACAATAGAATAACAAAACAAAGGAGAATTGGCATGGCCTATACAGGATCGCCTGCAACAAGTGCCGTGGATCGTGTCAGAATCTCGGTCGGGGACATTGATACAACATTGGTTTTCCTTGACGATGCTACATATGAATACTACCTCGATAAGAACAACGGGAATGAGAAACGTACAGCAAGAGAGTTGATGCCAGTCATTCTTTTCTCCCTTGCCAAAATGCGTCGTGAACGTGCTTATATGTGCGAGGTGTATGGTGCTGATACATTTAATAACTACATGCAAGCACTTAAACTCGCTCTTGCAAATCCGGCGATCTATGATGTTGAGTTTACACCGTATGCTGGTGGCATTAGTCGTAGTGATATGCAAGCGAACAGCGATGATAACGATACGCTATCGCCAAAGATTTATCGCGGTGTGACAACAGACAGTGGAACACCTGATTATTTCAATAAAGAAATCTGGGTGGAAGCTGGCACATCTAGTGGTTTCTAATCATGCCTAAAAGCACAAAGTTAGGATATGAAGTAAAGACGGAGTGGAAGGGGCTGGACGATTTGTGGAAACGCTTGCAGGATTTGAATCAGAAAGAGATTGAATACGGGTTTGTAAACGAAGCTGTTTATCCGTCAGATGATCCGCGTGGCAGAGGCGGACAGTATGTAGCTGACATTGCATGGATGAATGAGAATGGATTCACCCTGCCCAACGGAACATATTCCACACCTCGCCCTTTCTTCACGCAGTCTCTTGCTAAAGCTAAATGGTTTGTAAGGCAATCTGCTCCTGCTGTGTTTATGAATGCCTTTCAAGGAAAGCAAGAAAAGAATATGGTGGCAATGGGAGAGTGGTTGGTTGAAAGTGTACAGGATACTATTGGTGAACAAAACTTTGAACCTAACGCAGCACTGACACTGGAACAGAAGTCACCAGAGACGCGCATTTTGCACGATACATCTTTCATGTTCGACAACATTACAGCCAAGATTGTAAACCGGGATGCTTATGGACAACGAAAGAAGGAGGTGGATATTAAATGACAATTCCTTTGTTCCTGTCCGTAGGGAAAAGTACATACACATTTACTAGGCGGGCTGGAAGCTACGTTAATGGTAGGTGGCTTGATGGGGCTGCTACAACCTTCACTGTTGCTTGTAACATCCAACCGAACATCCAAGGTAAGATGACTAAACTTCTCCCAGAAGGGGATAGAAGTAAATATAGTATTGTCATCCTGACTAACGGAATAGCACAATCTGTAAGGACAAGCCAAGAAGGCAGTGGATTGCTGAAAGGGGATGAAGTTACTTGGAATGGCGATGTGTACGAAGTTAGGGAGATTAATTTCTACAATCTTGGTGTACTAGATCATTACATGGCATTGGCTGTTCGTAAGGAGAAAGCATAATGTCTAAAGTGACAAGTAATGTATTCACCACAACAGAAGATAGCATCTACACAGCTTTTACAGCTACTGTTTCTGGTATCACTGCTTACCTTGATTTACAGAACGGTGTTGAACCAACTACGCCATATTGCCGCATATTCATTGTGTCTGAAACACCTGTTGGGATGAGTAGTGAAAGTGTCCATGTGAATTTCAATACAAGACAGACAATCATGTGCCAGCCTTACGAAGCATTGGTTAGGTTTGTGTTTGTTGGTAAGGACAAACAGTCTGGTGGCAGTAATACAAATGCAGCCAATTATGCTGAAGATTTCAGCTTGAAGATGCAAAGCGTTTATTACAGACAGTTGTTTGCTGACAACGGATTGAGCGTGTTACGTGTTAGTCCCAATAGGCGTTCACAACAAAAAAGAGAAACAGACATCTATTCCATTTCTACTATTGATTTGTCACTGGCTTATGACAAACACCTCACTGTCACATT